GTTCATGAGCCAACTTGAGTTCGTTAGGTATTGAGTCGGAAGACTGCCATAGAGCCCAATGACGTTTGCATAGGTAGGCGCACCCGTTAGAGCCGTGCCGCCCGTGACGCCCGTCGTGACATTGTTGAGAATGCCTTGAGCGGTCGCCGTGCCCGAGCCCGTCACTAGCACGGGTGCAATTGTTTGACCGAGTGAAACTGAAAGTTCGTCACCCAAATATCTTTCAAGGTCAAAGAAAGCGTCAGCAAGAAGTTCATTCGACACTTGCGAAAGACGCCCAAATTTGAAGGCTTGAAATGTCACGGTTGTGACGGTTGGGTCGCTCTCAGAAAAAGCGCCGCCTTCCGAAATAACTGAAGCCGTGCCAAGTGTTGAAATTTGGTTTGCTTTGAGTGTGTAGCCGCCTTGCCCTTCGGTATTTATGATTCGCGGATTCGCGGCCAAAACACCCGAAGCCTGCTGAAGGCGCGTGGTCAATTCGTCAAGAATTTGAGTTGGAATAAGTGTTGCCGTTGTTGTGAGAATGTCGCGGCGTTCGAATGCGCTTTTGTTTTGAAGTCTTTGCATGACCTGACCGAGTGGAATTTCATAAGTGCCTGCTTCACGGTTCAAAATTTTCTGCCATTCGACGCTTCGGTTTTCTGACATTCCGCCAGCACGGTGAACGTTTGAAAAAGCGTTGAGTTGTCGAACTTTGTGGCTGGTCTTGCCAATCACTTGATTGACGAATTCAATATCTGCGAGCATTTCTTGATAGAGATGGTTTTCTTTTGCGGTCAAGTCTCGACCTTCGTTTGAAGCAATCGCGAGAAGATTCTCGGCGCGGCTGAAAATTGTTTCTTTGGCGGCTTGAACTTTGTCAATTTCGCCGTTGCGTGCGGCACGTTCAAGATTCTCTCGGTATTCAGGATTCGATTGAAGCGGAATATAGTTCATTTGGTTTTTGCCTTTCGAGCATTGAATGAATATGGATTCGTTCGGTTTCATGCAGAAGGCGGAACTTCAAACCTTTGGGCTGATGCAGCGCCCGTGAACAAAACAATAGATTCGTTTGCGGTCAGTTGTCTAGCGTTGCTCGAATCTTTATTTCAAGCCAGCGTTTGCCAAGTCACGAAGAAAAGATTCAAAGACGCGTTCAGACGCTGAGCAATCGCCAACGGCGTTCAGCAAGGCAAGAAGCCGCGAAGCCTTCAATTCGATTGACGGCGAAGCCAAGCCTTGCTCACGAACTTTTTGCAATAAAGACATGACCAACAAAACTTTGCTCATGAGCCAAGTTTGGTTTCAAAGAATCGGCGTTTGCCAAACTTTGCTCAAAGAAAATTTGGCTTCAAATTAGCGTTCTTATGCCGCCAAGTCTCTAATTCGCTGACGCCTTTCACGGCGACGCCAAGACGTGCGCGGTCGGTTGGTGTGAATCCGCACAAAGAAAGCCAGCCAACCAACTGAGCCGAAACGCTCTTCGAATCGGCGACGGCTGGGTGGGGCAATTTTTGGCTTTGCTTCGTTTCGTAATATCGCCCGTCACGGTCAAGAATGGATTCAATCGCGGCGAGTTTGTCTTGGGCTCGACAAATAAGTTCAATGAGTAAATAGTCGCTCTCAACGTCAAGCCAGCGAGAGCCGCCTTGCCACAATGCCAACCACCAACGCCGACCAACTACGCCAAGACCTTTCGGCGCTTGCGGCGCTGGCAAAGGTTGAAAGCCGTCAGCGAGTTTCAAGACCTTTGGCTTGCCGCCTTTACGAGCGCCCGTTGGTGTCGTCGTCACTGCCGAACCCCACGTCTGAAACGTTGTGTGTGCGGATTCTCGCCAACGGCCTGGGTCGTGTGTTGACCAACCCAAAAACTTTTTGACCCACCCGTCATGCTGACGCCCCACTTGCGACTTGCTTTGCGTAGTGCATTGTGAGCAATCGAAGTTCGTTCAGCGCTTCGGGTTGCTCTTCGTAGCGTTCGCAAGCGTTCGCCGCCGCGCATAGGTAGATTGCGACGGTTTTCATTTGGGTTTTGTCTATTTCGTTTGTCACGAAAAGCCTTTCTTTATGGGTTTGGGCACTTTGGGCACGTTTGCTAGTTATCGGCTTCAATTCGTTCATCACTTTCTTGGCGCTGAACTAGAGAACCTGCCCAACCTGCCCAACTTTCTCATTTGTTGAAGTATTCGTCAAGTGTTGAGTTGGGTCTTGTCTCTCGATATTCGTCACGAACCCAAACATCTTGCCAATACTTCACGCCGCTTTTCTTCTCTTTGAATCCTTTTTTCTTCATTGACTCACTGACTTCTTTAGGCGTGGGCGTTCGCTGGGCGTTGTTGTTGCAGAAGCGTTGAAAGGCTTCATAGAACTCGGCTTTGTTGGTTCGGCTTTGTCGAATGCAACCTTCTTCGAGAAAAGATTGAAGTGGGTCGTTGTCGGCGCGGAAGTCTGCCGTTGCCATGTCAATCGCGTCAGGTATCACCAAGCCGTCTTTCTGCCAACGTCGGCAACCTTCAACCGCCCAAGCCAAAACGCCGCTCAATTCTTTCTCAATCTTTTCAAAGAGTTGCAGGTCACGCCGCTCGGCTGGAATGACGACGTTAAACGGCACGAGAACCAAGCGCCGCCAAATGCCTTCGTCAGTGTCATTGACGCTCGGCTGGTAGTTCGTGACCATTAACAATTTGTGAGTTGGTTCGAATCTGAAAAAGTTTTCTTTCATTCGCCGCGCCTGAAGTGTGTCGCCGCCCGTGAGTTGTTTGACCTTTGCTTCACTTATCGCGGCTGAGCCTTCGACTTCGTTGCAGGTTGCGAGCCGAGCGCCTTTCAATTCGGCGGCGCTCGCTGGGTGACTTTGAAACTTTTGTTTGACTAGAAGGTCTTCTTGAGCAATCACGGCATACTCGCCGAGCAACGCTCTCAAGATTCGAACCAAGACACTTTTGCCGTTCGCGCCGTCGCCGACGAAGAAGAAAACTTTTTGTTCGGAAGTTCTGCCCGTCAAGAAATAACCCATGAGAGTTTGAATGAAGTCGCAAACTTCAGGGTCAGGCAAAGAAGTTTCAAGAAACTTTTGAAAAATACGCGCTTCGGCTTCGGCGTCGTATTCAATCGGTATGAGTTTCGTTTGAAGTTGGCTTGGGTCGTGCCGCTCAAGCCTGCAAGTTTCAAGGTTCAAGATTCCGTTTTCTAGGCAAAGAAGCATTGGGTTCGCGTCGAAGTCGGCTGGGCTCACTTGGATATCGGGCGAAGTTCGCGCCAATCGAACCGCCGCTTGAATCGTTGAGCCTTTCTTGAGACCCATTGAACGCCTTCTCATGTCACGGCGTTTGGGCTCTTCTTGTGTCAAGGCTTCTTTTTCAAGTTCAATAGCGCGAACTAGAAGCGTGCTTTTTGTGAACTCTTCGACTTTTACGCTTGAAAAGTCTTCGACCCAGCGCTTACCGTCATAAACGAACCAAACGTTTTGCTGAGAGCAAAACCGAATCTCGTGACCATGCTCTTCGAGCAACGCGTTCGCGTTATCAACGTCACTGACTTCGAAAGACTTCTTTGCTTCACGCGCTTGCTTCGCGGCGTCTTCAATCGCTTGGCGTAATTGGTCGGCGTTCATTGAAGCAACCTTTGAGAAAGGTCTTTCGGGTTCTCGCCAAGAAGCCGAGCGGCGAGCCCAAATTTGTCGAGCCTTGCACCTGCACCAACGCCCAACCTTTCGGCGACGGTTGTCGAGTGAACGTAGAACCGACCGTTTTCAATCGTGGCACTTTTGCCCGTTGAACTACCTTCGCAAGCGAAGACTTCTTGACCTTTTTGGTTTCGCCCAACGTGACGCCATTTAAGTTTTTCGTCGGCTTCGAGAATTGCGAGCCAAGTATTTTTCGGGTCGGCGTTGAAAACTCTGCCGACTTTTGTGGGTTGCCAATCGCCGAACTTTTCGCCGAGCAATTCTTTTTCGGCGCTCAAAGTTTTTTTGACTTCAAAAGTTTTTTCGAGTTGCTCAATCGTGAAACGTTCGTTCGTGCCGGCAATCTCGCACACTTGAAAAAGTTTTTCTCTTTTGTGATTGAGCGAACCTTGCGGCCGAATGACGTGCGAACCGTTGTTGATTGAGTCCACTTCACCAAACTTGCTCAACGCTTTTTCAATTGCTTGACCGATTGTTTTGGCGCGTTCGTTGTCTTCATGTCGGCGAACGTCAAACGGTTCGTTCAAAAGATAGACGCCATAGACGCCGCCGCCTGAGTGAAGAATTTTGGTTGGCGGCAAAGTCTTCAAAAGAATTTCGGTTGCGGCTTCGACGGTCGGCACTAGGTTCGTCTTTGCGTGACCGCTTCGCCCATAGTCAATGTCAAAGGCGAAGTGAGTGACGTAGGCGTTGTCTTTGAACTTGCCGCGTTCAAACTCGCTCGCAAGCGGCGCACCAAGAAGGTTCACTCGGTAATAGACATTGAAAAGTTCGTTCATGAGAGCGAGCCAACTTGAAGCCGCTTCAAGGTCAGTCAGGGCGAACGACTTGCTATGCCAAACGTTTTTCTCAACGTATGAAGCAACCAAGAAGGCTTCTTGGTTTTGTCGAATGCTGGGCTCACAAATGAATTGCAGGTATTCAAAGATTGCCCGTTGGTCGGGCGCTTCACTCATGCCGTCAAACCGCCTTTATTGAGCCATTCTTCAAAGGCTTGAATTGGCACGACAATTCGACGCCCGAGCCTGAGCGACGGAATTGTGCCGTCATTACAGAGTTTGAAAGCGTGGGTCTTTGAAATGCCTAGTTTCTTGGCGACTTGGGCGACCGAATAGACCGCCGATTCTTGAATTGTTAAGTTTGTCATGCCTGCAATTATGTCTCACCGTGAGACATATCTCATGTAGTCTGAGTGTTAATGAGACAACTAGGTTCACCCACTACTTTTGAGACCGTGAAGGTGGTTGGAAAGTTCGGCGGCAAAGGGCTCTCTTTGTTCGTGCCAGCCGACAAAAAAGGCGAATGGGTTTTGTTGCCACCAACTTTCAAGGTCACGATTGACGACGGTTCAGCGCCCTATGACTTAGAAATAGATTGCGCGGTCAATGCCGAGACAAAAGTCGTTGAGATAGTTGCCTTCAAAGCAACGAAGCGCAAAGTTCAGATTCAAGACAACGGTTTGAAAAGTATCTCGCTTGCCGCTATTCGAAATGAAGCCATTCGTCGCATTGGCGAAATTATGACCGAAGGCAAAGACGGCAAACTTCACGGCTCACTTTTTCCGCCGCGCAAAACTCAAATGTCTGACGACGTTTTGCGGCGTGCCGTCAATCGTCAAAACGCGAACTCGCGAGACCTGAACCAAGCCAAACAAATAGCAAATTTTGCTCGAGCCCAAATTGAAAAAGGTCAAAAAGATTGGCTTGAACAAACGCTCAAAGAATTCAATATCAGTCGAGCGACCTACTACCGAAACGCCGACTTCGCAAAGTTCAACGCGAGACAATTAAAACGAAAGGCAAAAAAGAAATGACGGTCACCAAACACAAAGGCAGAGGCGGCAAAGAATTTTGGGAAGTGAGATTCAACTACACCGACAAACAAACGCGCAAAGCCGAACGGATTCAAAAGCGCGGCTTTGCCACCAAGAAAGACGCTCAAGACTACGAAGCCGAGTTGAGAAGAATGCACGTTCACAACGGCGTTCTCAAGCCTTCAAGAATGACGGTTGCCGAGCATTGTGAAGAGTGGTTGCAACTTGTCGCCGTTTCTCTTGAAGAGACCACAAAACAAAAATATCGTCAATCTTTGAACGCTTATATTTTGCCCGTGCTGGGCTCGATTGCTTTGAAAGACCTTCGTCACGAGCAAGTTCAAAAATGGGTCAATGAATTGAAACGGGTTGGCGGCGGATATGGCGGCGCAAAACGTAAAGGCGAAGAACTCGCGTTGAAAAGCAAAAGAGACACTCACGGCATTCTTCACAAAGCGTTAGCCAAAGCCGTTCAGCAAGGTCGAATTCAGCACAACCCAGCCGACTACGTTGTTTTTGCAAAGCGCGTCGTCAAAGAAAAGTCGGCTTACACCGAAAAAGAAATTTCTCGAATCGTCAAAGCGTGCGAAGGTGATGACCGTTGGTATGGAATCATTCGGCTTCTTTTCTTCACGACGGTCAGGCGCGGCGAGTTGCTGGGCTTGAAGTGGGATTGCGTGAACCTTGAGCAAGGTTCAATTCATATCTTCAATACTCGGGTCAATGTCAGTGGCTTGAGAGTGGTTGAGAAAGCGCCGAAGTCGCTGGCAGGTATTCGCAATCAGTCAATTGACCGAGAAACCGTTGAAGCCTTGAAGCGTTTGAAGACCCTTCAAGAAGTCGAGTCAATCGCGCTGGGTGCTGATTGGAAAGGCGGCGACTTGGATTCTTGCTACGTCTGCACCAAAGAAGACGGGTCACCAATGGGCACGGGTCAGCCTTCACGCCGTTTGAAGGCGTTGGCAAAAGCGGCAGGCGTCAGGGTTCTCTCGCTTCACGAATCGCGCCATACGGCAATCACAAACGGCGAGAGATATTTAAGCCCAAGTTCGAACCAACGCCGAGCAGGTCATTCGAGCGCAAGAATGACGGCTCACTACACCCACCACCACGACGGTCACGACCGAGAAGGCGTTGAGCAATATGCCAATTCGGTCAAGCGCCATATGGATTCAAACGAATGAAAACTTCACCGAAACTTCACCGAATCGTTTCAAAAAACGGTCGTATTTTGTGTCTCGCTGAGTATCACTCAGTTCGTCAAGTCTCGCCGAATCCTTTTTGTATAAAGGTTTCGACAAAACTGACGCCGAGAACGTTGAGGCGACGCCGAGAATCGAACGAAGCGTCACGCCAAAAAGTTTCGCTCAATTGTTGGGTTTCGTGGCATAAAGCGAGAAACTTCACCGAAACTTCACCGAAACGTTTTCAGGCGGTCTCGTAATGGCTTCACGCTTCAAATATCTTCGTGACGTCAAGCCGCAAGTCTTCGCGACAACTTGGCACGAACTTCGTCAAGCGTTAAGCAATCACGTTGAGCGTGAAGACAAAACTCGCGGCTCGCTCTGGTCGCCTGCCGTCTATAAAGAAGGCGCTACGCGTGGCAATCAAGGCGTTGAATCGCTTTGGTGCTTTGTTGCCGACCTAGACGGTCAAAGCCTGCAACGGGCTCGGCGTTCGCTCTCACGACTCACCTACTTGGCATATACGACCCATTCGCACCGAGAAGACGAAGAGCATTGGCACGTCGTCATTCCGCTATCTCGAAGCGTCAGTGCTGACGAGTGGCAAGACGTTTGGGCATGGGCGAACTCTTCGCTCGGCTTGAACGCCGACGAAAAGACCTGCGACCCTGCACGAATCTTCTTCGAGCCCCAGCACGCCAAAGGCAACCCTTTCGCGTTCGTCGCCAATGACGGCAAACTTCTCGCGCCGCCAAAGCAAAGCAAGCCGAGCATTCGAAGACAAACGACTCAACGCGGTCAGGGTTCGCGAAGTGCGTCACTCAAATATCTATTGAGTGAAGATTGGTGGAATGCGCCGATAGATATGAGCCAATACGACGGCATGACCCAAGAAGAAATTCACCGAGACATTCAAAGAGAGTGGGCAGAACTCAGGGCTCGAATGGTCGCCGAATAGTTTGTATATCACTCTTGGCGAGTGGTTTAGTCGTTTTGTTGGGTAATTAAAGTTTGGTGAACTTCTAAAGAAAAATTGCGATAAGTGTCATAAATATCGCAAAAAAGACCGTCACGCAAAAGAAAACAAAAGCAAATTTTTTCATACGTCTAGAGTAGCAAAAAGTGTGACGGCGAGAGCCATGAAACTAACTCTCACCGTCACGGTCTAGTCAGAGCGCACCACGTGCCTGACTGAGAACTATCTACGAAGCCGCACCAACGAAAACTCGTGCCGCGTTGGTATCCACAATTCGACCGTCAAGGCGTTGCTTGATTCGGTAAGTCGTCAGGTCGTTCGCAAAGGCGAAGTCTCTTGAAACGTCAATTGTTAGACGTTCAGCGAATCGCACGGTGTAGAAACTATTCATGTCACCAAACCAAATACTTTTCGCACCGAGACCCGTTGCAGGCATATTTGAATCGAGATATACAGGGCGACCAAGCAAAGTGGTTGGCGCGTCACCCGACAACGAAGGCAAAAGAAGACTTCGGTTTTGAGT